TGGGCTGCTTTTGATACTGACTACGGTGAAAAAGGCAGCAAGACAAAGGCGCACGAAGTCTTTGTTGCTATGGAGATAGACTCTGACGATGTAGATTTCATTATAGATAACTACACGAAACAACGCATGGCAAAAGAAATACAAAGAATGCGTGGCGAGTTCTCACCTAATTTTCAGCATATGGAAAGGTATCTTAAAAATGAACGATTCGATGACCAAATCAGTCTCAACTCTTATCAACAAAAATCAATCACAAAATCAGACCAATCAGACGCAGCGCTCAGGCAATATCTCACCAGAGGTAATGGCGAAGGGGTGGAGAATGCTGCAAGCGATGAAAAAGGCATCGGACCCAGTTGGCTCAACTGAGTTCAAAGTATGGTATCGCTCGCTTACTAATGACTTCACGGAGGAGGAGTTTATGAACGGCATCAAAGCAGCCCAAGACCATACAAAGTTCTTAGACCTGCCTAACTTCAGACAGCTATGCAGACTGACCAAGAGTCATAGGTCACACGCTATATTCGCTATCGAAAAGAAGGAAAAGATGCTCACCGGTGCAGAATTACGCGCTAAAATCGCTGAAATGCGTAAAAATCTTGATATTTAATCCTTTATAAAACAATAACTTACGATTAAATGACAAAAAAGATCAAATATATGTAAAAAAACGCTTTACAGGGTAGTGGGGGTGTGTAATTATAATCTCAACAACAACGAAACACCCAAGGAGAAAGACATGAGCAAAATGACAATTTACCTAAACTCAGAGCAAGGCGTTCATCATGTAAGCGGTCATCTTGATAACGACTCAAATTGGAACGATTTTGAAGTAGAGCTTAGCGCCAATGCAGCAATAAAGACCGCTAGAGTAATGGGCAAATCCGCAATTGAAAATGGCGATGCAAAAACGGTAATAATCTTAAAATGGAATACACGCCGCAACGAATGGAAATTAATTCAAACTTACGGCATGACCAAGCGCGAAAAAGTAAGCGCGGAAATAGATACTTTCGTTTTAAATATGAAAATCGAAGACCAATTCGTTCGATACGCTTAACAACCACCGCCCCTTCGGGGGCATCAAGGAGAAGCAAAATGGAACAAAAGGTAGCACACTTCAGCTCATTGATACTTTCGTTAAAATTAGAGCTAATCAAAACACAGATAAAAACAAAGACCTTACAAATCTTACTTTTGAATTAGCTAAATTATTGGAGGCTTTTCCAGAAGCTGAACAAAAATTCAGACAAAGAACAGAAATGTTTTATCAAATGTCTTTAGGCACAGAAGACTACAACCCTGTAAATTATTAAAAATCACCGCCCCTTCGGGGGCATCAAGGAGAAGCAAAATGGAACAAATAAATAATTTTGAATTTTATCAGACCGACTTATTAGGTAAAGATTGCTTAGTAGTCCGTGACTTAGATTGCCAGATGGAAAGGGTGTATAAATTAGGTCAGCGCAGATATTTAAACTTAGATTCTCTTACAGATGAAAACGAAGACGCGAAGGTTTTAATAACCAGTTTTGAGCAAGTTAAAGAAGCATGGTTAAGCGGTGCAATTTCGTTTTAACAACCACCGCCCCTTCGGGGGCATTAGGAGAAGCATCATGAAAGAAAATCAAAATAAAATTTGGATAGAGCTAGACAAGCCACTAGATAACGAACATGGAATTATCCAGTGCCAGAAAGCTAACGCTGTTTTACGAAAGCTAGGAGTCGATTTGCCAGAAGAAAATGTCGGCTTTCAGCTAAATCAGCATAAAAAAGGCAGCACGAATTATATCTATGTTCTGCCTTTCAGCCACGAATACACAGAATTAGGCGATAACGGAAAATTTTTCAGCTTAGATTATTTAGCTAAATAACAATCACCGCCCCCTTCGGGGGGCATCAAGGAGAAGCAAAATGTCTACACGAGCAACTTACCTCTTTACGAATAACTTAATGGCAGCGGAAGATATCTGCGTTTATATCCACCACGATGGCTACCCTACAGGCGCAGCAGAGTATTTCAGAAAGGCACTATTTATCGCTAAGACTGACCGCCGCCCAATCTTAGAAGCATTCATTGCAGCCAACACAGGCGCACAGATTACGCGCAGCCATCAAACTCACGGTGATACTGAGTATCGCTACACAATAAACCTTAAGGATGTGCTAGTTCAAAAGCGCATTAGCAATTTTAGCGAAGAAAATGGTTTCGATAATTATTGGGAGACAATTTATTCAGGCTCTATAGACGAATTCATTGTTAGAAATATCCAGTTGGAGTTCGTATCGTGAAGAACATACTAGCCACAGGTGTTATAGTGATAGCACTCGCTTCGTTAGCCAATTCTATCGGTGTTCTTTTAAGCGAGACAGACCTAGAAGTGCAGCAGATAGAGGGTGACACCTACTGCGAAATGCATCAGTTGTGGATAGATACAGATGGCGACTTCGGGTGGCCTGATTACAAAAACACTTTCAAGGAGTGCAAATAATGAGCGCAGAAATTACTAAAGTCCTGCTAGAGAATATGCCTGAACTAATAACAGACGATAAGGTTCAGCCCACAGAGTTAGTGCTAGACATCGTTTGGCGGCACTTACGAACCATTCAGCCAGACTTGCTAGAGGTTGCCATAGGCGATGATATAGACAAGTTTGACGCTCTTATCTACGACTTAGCGGACTTTCAATACCTATCAACCGCCAAAGAGATTCAGAAGTTTACGCTCCAACGATTACGCGCCGTAGCCTACGAAACGATTATGGGCTACGAGTCATCCATCATTAGTGCGCACCACTGCTTATGATTACCTCAGTTGCTTGTATAGCTATGGCTATCTACTTCGAGGCTCGCTCAGAGCCACTAGAGGGGCAGGTCGCCGTAGCCAATACCATAATCAATAGAGTTCACTCCCCTGACTACCCCAACACTCCCTGCGGAGTTACCAAACAAGCTAAATATTGGGCAGGTCACCCTATTCGTCATCAATGCCACTTTTCATACTGGTGCGATGGCAAACCAGAAACGATTGACGATGCCGAGGCTTATACCTTGGCACTATCAATCGCTATCCACGCTGAGACAACCTTGGTTGATGTTACTGATGGCGCTGTGTTCTACCATCGTGACGATATACAGCCGTACTGGTCGCAAGGCTTGGATGTTAGACGCAAGATAGGCAGACATATTTTTTATTAATCAAGGGGTGAAATTAAAAATTAATAGCACCCCCAGTTAGGAGAAAGCTATGACTCAAGAAATGCAGGTACTAAAGCACATCAAGCGCTATGGCAAAATAACTAGCATGAAGGCATTTGAGAAGTACGGAATAACAAGACTTGCAGCTAGAATTCACACCTTACGGAATAAAGGCTACGGAATTAACACTACGACAACGAGCAACGGCAAGTCAGGATATGCCACTTACTCAATGGACTAGCCTTTTTTAAAAAAAGTGTTACCATTCACCCCTAGCTTGAGGCTAAAAGCAATCACTGGGGGTGAATGTGTTAGAGATAGAATATGTCGCAACGGATGACTTAATACCGTATTTTAACAATTCACGCACTCACTCTGAGTCGCAAGTTAAGCAAATCGCTGCATCCATACGCGAGTTTGGCTTTACTAACCCTATTCTAATTGACGAAGAACAAACCATAATAGCGGGTCACGGCAGAGTTATGGCTGCTGAAGTGCTATCTATGCCTACTGTTCCCTGTATTCGCTTGTCTGGCTTATCTGAAGCGCAGCGTAAAGCCTATGTAATCGCCGATAACAAACTGGCGCTAAATGCAGGTTGGGATATTGACGCTTTAAGCATAGAAATAAATCAATTAGCAGATTTAGATTTTGACTTAGATATTCTAGGCTTTGATATTCAAGAGCTTGCTTCCATCTTAGATGGGGAAAAAGAGGGAACTGAACCGAGCGAAGAGTCTTATTCAGAAATATTTAATATCGTAATTGAATGTAAAGACGAAGAAGAACAAGAAAAGATATTTAATAGATTAGATACGGAGGGCTATAAATGCCGAGTGCAAAGTTTGTAGTCCAATCCGAAACAGGAAAGTCTTTTAAAGTTAATAAAGTAAAATCCATGTTTGATTGTGATATGGATATTGTTACAAAAGAGTATGATGTTGATATTCCTATAGAAAATGAATCTTGGAACATAGGACTAATTGTCGGCGCATCTGGGACAGGTAAGACAACTATTGCTAAAAATCTATTTAAAGACTTCTTACTATTTGAAGGCTTCGAGTGGGAAGGTAAAAGCATTGTTGACGATTTCCCAGATGATTTATCTGCTAAAGAGATAACAGAAATACTTAGTAAAGTTGGCTTTGCTTCGCCTCCTGATTGGCTAAAACCTTTTGCAGTGTTGTCCAATGGACAGAAAATGCGCGCAGAGTTAGCTAGATTAATCATGGAAGCCGATAAGCCGTTTATATACGATGAATTTACCTCTGTCGTAGATAGACAGGTTGCTTGCATAGGCTCTGCCGCTATACAAAAGTTTGTCAGAAAGACCGACAAGCAGTTTATAGCCGTAAGTTGCCATTATGATATTGCCGAATGGCTTGAGCCTGATTGGATATACGATGTAAACAAAATGGAATTTACTAGGGGGAGTCTTCGGCGACCAGAAATCGAAATCGGCATTAGGAAAGCAGAACAGCACGAGTGGCGATTATTTATGGACTATCACTATTTAAGTCACGCCCATAATAATTCTGCGCTTAAATACATAGCCGAAATTAATGGAGAGCCTGTAGCTTGGTGTAGTTTGCTACATTTTCCGCATCCAAAGCTAAAGAACATGAAGCGAATCCACAGAATAGTGGTCAAGCCTGATTATCAAGGCATTGGTGTTGGTGGCAGAGTAATGTCAGAAATATCAAAAAAGTATAAAGAAAAAGGCTTTAGAGTTTCGCTTGTAACTTCAAGTCAGTCGTTTGTACATTCATTGGCTAACTCTAAGCAATGGATAATGACTAGAAAACCTGGCAGGGCTAGTGTTCATCAGGGATTACAGAAAATGAAAAACACTGGGTCTGCAAATAGAATTACTACGTCTTTTGAATATGTTGGTGAGAAATGAAGATTGGAAACCAAGGTGACGGCGGTGGAAGACCCGCAGTAGAATTTGACCAAGATAAAATAAACTTGGTAGAGAAACTCGCCGCAGTATTAACAAAAGCACAATTATCTGATTACTTAGGTATATCGGAGAACACTTTTCGTGCCGTAGAAGACCGTCAACCAGAAGTTTCTGAGGCGTATAAAAGGGGAAAGGGCAGGGCTATAGCAAGCGTGGCTAGTAATCTTGTTAACCAAGCGCAGAATGGCAACACAACTGCGGCTATCTTCTATCTCAAGACCCAAGCGGGTTGGAAAGAGCAAGACACAACCACAATATCTACCAATGAAGACAATGTTATACAGATAGTTCGTGCGAGCAAAAATGAAAACTAAAATTCATGTAAATCAACATCACATAAAAGCTAATAGTAAAGGCGAAGACTTGCCTGTACTTACGGTAAAAACTTACAAAGAAAACATAAAATGCAATAAAGTTACGATAGAAGGCGCAAGCACAGTCGTGTATAGCCCTGACAAGCCATTATCTTGTGGAGCTAAAGTTTGGATAGAAACAGAATCTAATGTGATTATAGGTTAGTCCGTGCAACTAAGCCTGACTGAGCCACAAGAAGAGTTTCTTTGCTCCGAAGCTAAGTACCCTGCGCTAGTCGGTGGGCTTGGTAGCGGAAAGACAGTAGCGGGAATATCTAGGCTTATCTGCCTAATGGTTCAAGACCCTAATATCAACGGGGCTTACTATATGCCGACCTATGATTTGCTTAGGTTACGCGCATTGTCTGGGCTTGAAGAAGAATTAGAAAAGCTAGGGCTGTCATTCAAAACTAACCGCTCCGAATACACTGTACAGATTCACGGCTTCGGCATGATTATTCTGCGTAGCTATGACCGACCTGAAAGAATCGTTGCCTATGAAGTAGCGCATAGCATTGTTGACGAGCTAGACACCCTGCCCAAAGATAAAGCTGCGCTAGTGTGGCGAAAGATAAGTGAACGCAATCGGCAAAAGTGTAAGCATCCTGCGGGTAATACAATCGGCTGCGTGACTACACCAGACCAAGGCTACAGCGGGTTCGTATATCAAAAGTGGGTAAAGTCATTACAAGATGGCTACGTGGTTATTAATTCGCCTACAGCATCTAATCCTTTTTTGCCTGACGGTTATATTCAACAGATTAGGGATAACTACGACCCAGTTTTAGCTGACCTATTCCTCAAAGGCGAGTTCGTAAGTCTATCTGCAAACAAAGTTTACCATTTCTTTGCTAGGGAAAAACATCACACAGACCGCACGATTACTGACGCTGACAAGTTTCTCCATGTCGGAGTTGATTTCAATATTGGTGGATGCTGCGCGGTAATTAGCGTTATAGATGGTAAAGACCCGATAACAGTTGATGAATTTATTAGCCACGATACTAGAGATTTCTGTGCGCGGTTATCTAAATACGAGCAGCAAGGTAGGAAAATAACCGTATACCCTGACGCTAGCGGAAAGTCTGGTAGCACTAACGCAACTGGGTCAGATATTGATATAATACGGCAGCACGGTTACGCTGTAGACTGTCCGAATGCGAATCCTATGGTTAGAGACCGTATAAACGCAGTGAACGGATTGCTATCGCATGACCGATGGCTAGTGAATACGGATACCTGCCCACAATTAACTGATGCGCTAGAGTCGCAAGGTTATGTAAAAGGGCAGCCCGAAAAGTTCAGTGAACATCCTGCTATAGACGACTGGGTTGATGCGGCAGGTTATTTTATCAACCGCAAATGGTCGCTGGGCAGACCTGTCGTGGTCACAGATATAGGTATGGCACGATGAGCATAGATTTTAAGAACCCGAAGTATCGGGATAATGTAGATAAGTGGGAATTAGTAAATGATATTTGCGATTCCAACAACCTCAAAAAGTATTTGGTACAGCTAAACCCTAAAGACGTATCCGTTGAAAATGTTGAGCGTAACTCGCAGTTCTTTAAGCGTAGCGTATTCGCCGCAGTCGCAGGATATACAAGTCGTGGGTTTGTAGGTAAAGCGTTCACCAAACCGCCAACACTAGAAGTCCCTGAAGAGCTTGAGTATGTATCTACGGATATAAACGGCGCAGGCGCATCTATCTATCAACAATCACAGGAAGTAATGCGTGACGTTATCCGTGTTGGTCGTTCTGGTTTATTGGTAGATTTCCCAACTACAGACGGTGAAGTATCACGCGCTGATATTCTTAATGGCAACATCTTCGCTACTATCACGCGCTTTGATTGCAGACAGATTATTAACTGGCAGACAGAGCGAGTCGGTTCAAAGGTTATGCCAACGCTTGTCGTATTAACCTCTACGGTTAGCGAGCCAAAGTCTGACGGCTATGAGTTTGAGCTAAAAGAAATCTGGATAGAACTGGCGCTTGAAGAAGGCGTATATGTTCAGAGAGAGTGGCGCAGGAATGACCACAATGAATACTACGTTTACAGCGAGACTGTTCCACGCGATGGATTTGGTAACACTTTAAACTATCTGCCGTTTGTTTTCGTTGGCTCAGAAATGAATACGTCTAGCGTTGACCACCCGCCAATGTACGATTTGGCTAAGATAAACTTAGGTCATTACAACAACTCCGCTATCTACGAAGACTCAGTATTTACAGTCGGGCAGGTTCANCCGTGGATGTCTGGGCTAAANCAAGAAACCATTGAGCTAATGCAGTCGAACAATATGTATATCGGCTCAGGTAGATTGATTGGCGTTCCATCTGGCGAGACATTCGGCTTCGCTCAGGCGAGTCCTAATATGCTTGCGCGTGAAGCTATGATGGACAAAGTTGAGCTAATGATTGGCTTGGGCGCTATGTTCATGCAGTCGGGCGGTGCGGCTAAGACAGCTACACAGATTGACGGCGAGCTAATGACGCAGCACTCAGTATTATCTTTAATCGCTAATAACGTATCCGAAGCCTACTATGACGCGCTTAAAATGGCGGCACAGTTCATGGGTGTTCGTGGTGATGTTGAGTGTAAATACGAGATAAGCCAAGATTTCATTGACCCGAAAGCAGACGCGCAAATGCTTAACGCTGTGGTTGCTTCATTCTTGCAAGGCGTTCTGCCGATTAGTGACCTATTTGCTTGGCAGAAGAGACACGGTCTAATCCACGCTGAAAAAGACCTTGAAGATTATCAAGAAGAAATCGGTATGCAAGGCGGCATGGTCGACCTTGAGGAAAGCTAATGGCTACAACTCCTGAGGAGCTGATAAACATAGCGACTCGCCACCAAGTCTATCTCGAAAGGCTAAAGACAGGCGAAGCTAACAAGGTTGGCGATTTTCTAAAGAAGATTGACCAATCTGTTACTGCGCGTTTAGCCAATAGGGACTTAACCGAGTTCTCACGAGATAGGCTTAACCAGTTGTTGATTTCTGTGCAGTCAGACATGGCTATTTTGGCGCAGGAGTTTACTGACACTGTAGCCGCACAATCTATTGACCTAGCTGATTATGAATCTGGGTTTGAAGTTAGAGCATTAGGGCAGGTTGCGGCTGCTGACTTCGTTGTTCCAACTGCCGCTTCGTTGCAGTTTGCTGTTTTTAATAATCCATTGACGATACTGGGCGCTGATAACGGCAAGCTGCTAAAGCCTTTCGTCAAAGGTTTAACACAGAGAACGCTAGATAGAGTTAGCGGTGCAATCTCTGCGGGATACTACGAAGGGCAAACAACTAACCAAATCTTGCAAACTGTTCGTGGCACTAGAGCCAATAAGTTTACTGATGGCGTATTGTTTCAAATGAATAACGCAGCAAAGACCATCACCAGAACTGCGCTGCAACACGCAGCAGTCCAATCACGCGAGCAAGTCTGGCAGAATAACGCCGATATAGTTAAAGCGGTGAAATGGGTTAGCACACTAGACAGCCGAACCTCTCCGCAATGCCGTTCACTAGATGGACAGCAATTCCCTATAGACAAAGGACCACGACCACCAATCCACCCAAACTGTCGCAGCACTATAGTCGCAGTATTGGATGATAGGTTCTCATTCTTGCGCGAAGGTGCTACCAGAAGTGCGCGAGGACCAGACGGCAAAGTGGTTTCTGTTCCTGCTGACCAAACCTATTACGGTTGGCTAAAGAAGCAACCTGCTGCGTTTCAAGACTCAGCTATAGGAAAAAGTAGGGGCGCTTTACTTCGCAGAGGCGGTTTAACTTCTGAAAAGTTTACCAAATTACAGTTAGGAAAGAATTTTGAACCAATGACTTTGGACGAAATGAAGTCTTTAGAACCAGTAGCGTTCGAAAAAGCGGGATTGGACTAGCATTGACATAAAAGTTTTGCAAGTTACAATGACGGAATCGTAAGCTGGGCTTACTTTAATCACAGGGTGATATAATGATTGAGTTTAAGTTAGATAGTTTAGAAAACATTGACGAATCCTTACAAGGACTTTATGAGCAAACAGATA